AAATGTAAGGGAGGAAATCTCCCTCATCGTTTAATTAAGCTTCGATAGACAGCAGCAAATAAACTAAAGGATGTGGGGGTCAGCTCCTACAGTTAGTTCATGTGTTGCTGTCTATTAATTGCAACTCTTTCGGTTTTATTGAGTATTTACTCAACTTAAAAAAACTGTTGTTTGTAGATGTAAGCTGTTCCTATTTGTACATAGTAAAAAATGATATAATAAAAATATTACGAAAGGGGTGAGAGTGCATGGAAGACAAAATGTATTTAAGACAAAAAGTTTTCACAAAAAAAGATATTGAAAATCAAATTAATGGATTTATACAGAAATTAGAAAATGCAAATTCTTATTTGATAAATAAGGAACTAAATAAAGCTTATGACCAGTGGAAAGAAGTATATGATGAGTTGAAATTGATTCAAAATGAAACAAAATTAGTACGAACGGAGAAAAAGAATGAAAATAGTTTCTTTTTTGATGGATATGCTATATTGATGTTGGAAACTGTAGCAAAACAAAATATAAAAGCTCCCAAAAAAGAACTATCTGACAATATTGATAACGCATTAGCCGAGTTAAGGTATTACGTTATGTAAATAAAAGATGTTAGGATCACTCGTTGAGTGGTCTTTTTATTTTATTTAAAAGGAGAATAATTATATGAAACAATATACTACTAAAGATTTCGAGGAAATGAAGCAACTAAAGAAGGACTATGAAGAAGTTGATATGGAGCTAACTGTTGGAGTCATTCAACGAAGACTGCGGGTCGGATTAGAGACAGCAAAGGCTATTTACAATGATCTAAATGCGACTGAAGAGAAGGACTTCTAATGAGAAACTACCGCTGAGCGGTCTTTTTATTTTGAAAGGAGTTTTATCTATGAATGAAAACCAATTAAGAGAGTTATTTAAAACGAATGAAGCAAATCAAACCATGGAGGCGACATTCTATGAAACTCAAAAAAGCTTAGCGTTAATCGCAAAACAAGCTAAGTATTTCTATGACCAGCTTATTCTACAAGGGTTTAATGAAGGACAGGCTATGGAATTTATGATGCGAACCTTTTCTGCCAATAACCAACAGAAAGAGTGATACATAATGAGAAACTACTGGTATATATCGCTAACTAATGAATATCCTCGAACCATTGATGATTGTTCAGTGCGTGTTGTGCGTTCTGTACAAATCAAAAAGAAGTACTCCATCATTGAAATGACCAGAGAAGCTACACCGAAAGAGATCGATAAGTACAATCTTCGTTACTGTGGCCATGGATATTTTAGTGAGCAGAACATACAGACAAATATAAAAAATATCATTAACATATAACAAAGGTGGTGATGGAAAATGAGTAAGTTGAATCCTAAGCAACAAGCCTTTGCTGATGAGTACATCATCACAGGCAATGCTTATCAGTCAGCGCTGAAAGCTGGCTATAAAGAAAACTACGCTAAGAACGCACAAGAAAAATTGGTGGAAAAAGGTGGAAAAGTATCCGACTACATTCAAGAGAAGCTAAAAGAAGTTCAAACTAAGAGGCATTTAACAATGGAAGAAGCTTTGGCTATTACTGCTTCTATTGCAAAAGGAGAACCACAACGCTTTGAAGTTGTTAAGAGAGATCCTTATACAAACGAAATCATAGAACGTGAAGTGAGTGAATATTCAGCAGGTTTCAAAGAACGTAACCAAGCACTTGAGCACTATTATAAAATAAACGCAGCATTTGTAGATAAGCAGAAAGTTGAAATTTCTGAAATACCTACTTTCATTGATGATATAAGTAGTGATGATGATGGCTAAAAAACTATCTGAATTTCTTCCGCCGAAGTTTCATTCAGTATGGAGAGCAACTTTAAATCAAGATATTCTTAATATAGTTTGTAAAGGTGGCCGGGGTTCAGGAAAATCATCAGATATAGCGCACATCGTTACTCAGTTACTTATGAGATATGCAGTGAATGCTGTAGGTATACGTTATGTTGATAATACACTTGAGCAATCTATTTACGAACAAATGAAATGGGCAATTGAGAAGCAGGGAGTATCGCGCCTATTTAAGTTTAATAAGTCACCACTTAAAATTACTTATCTTCCAAGAGGGAATTATATGATATTTCGTGGTGCTCAAAACCCAGAACGAATCAAGTCTTTAAAAGATAGCAAGTTTCCATTTGCTATAGGTTGGATTGAAGAATTAGCAGAATTTAAAACAGAAGATGAAGTCACGACTATCACGAACTCCCTTTTACGTGGAGAATTAGATGATGGTCTTTTTTATAAGTTTTTTTACAGCTACAATCCACCTAAGAGAAAACAATCTTGGGTAAATAAAAAATATGAGACTTCTTTTCAACCAGACAACACTTTTATTCATCACTCGACCTATCGGGATAATCCATTCATCTCTAAGGAATTTCTGAAAGAAGTTGAGGCAACTAGAGCAAGGAATCCAAGAAGGGCTGAGTGGGAATATGATGGTAAAGCTGTGGGGTCAGGAGTTGTACCTTTTGATAATCTACAAGTTAAGAAAGGTTCTATTACAGATGAAATGATCTCTAACTTTGATAACATCCGCAACGGTTTGGACTATGGATATGCAACGGATCCTTTAGCGTTCGTCAGATGGCATTATGACAAAAAGAAAAACGGTATTTATGCAATCGATGAAATTTACGGCGTGAAGATCAGCAATAGAGAATTTGCAAACAAAGCTAAATCTAAAGGTTACCAAAATGAGGAGATATTTTCAGATAGCGCAGAGCCAAAGAGTAATGCTGAATTAGTTAATGAACATGGCATGAAAGGAATAAAAGGCGTGAAAAAAGGACCTGATTCTGTTGAGTACGGTGAACAGTGGCTAGATGATTTGGCTTTTATTTGTATTGATCCACTACGCACTCCGAATATTGCTAAGGAATTCGAGAACATCGACTATCAAACAGATCGTGATGGAAATCCTAAGCCAAGGTTAGAGGATAAAGATAACCATACGATTGATGCGACAAGATACGCCTTCAACGAAGACATGTGGGCCAAAAAGAAATCAACCGTTACTAAAGAGCAGCGGAACAAAATCAGAAGAATGTTTTAAGGAGTGTGAGAAATGGATAAGGTAAACGAATTTGAATACGGTGCTGATATACATTATTCTAACGACGTGAACACAAATTATGTAAAGTTTAGCGTAGATTCCAATCTTCACTATAGATTTAGCTCAGCAGAAGATTTACTAAACGATTCAGATACTTTAGCAGCAATGATAAAACATCATCATGAATATCAGGTAAAGCGGCTTAGTGTATTAGATGATTATTACAAAGCTAGAAATACAAATATCATGGATAACCGTAGACGTAGAGAAAAGGAAAAAGCGGATCATCGATCAGCACATAACTTTGGAAAAGTTCTTTGTACGTTTGATGTTGGGTACAACACAGGCAATCCTATAAAAGTGCAAATCGAGGACACAAATCAACAAAAAGAAATCGAAGAGTTTAATACTAATAATGACATAGATGGGTTAAATGCTGAACTCTGGCTTGATATGGATAAGTATGGGAGAGCCTATGAGATTATCTATCGAGATTCAGATGATACAGATTATGTTGATTTGGCTAATGTATTTGAAACGTTTGTTGTATATGATACTACAGTAAAGCGAGAGCCTATTTTGGCTGTACGGTATCCTAAGACAAGATTCAACAAGGATGCTGATAAACAGTACATTCAACCAATCGTATACACAAAAGAAAAAAGTATCACTTATGATGAGACGACACTAACAGCAATTGAGTTAAAGAATCCTCAAGATGAACCGCATGAATATAAAGAGGTACCTATTACAGAGTATTCTCCTAATCGTTTCCGAATGGGCTTGTATGAAGATGTGCTATCCTTGATTGATCTATATGATGCAGGACAGTCTGATACAGCCAACTATATGACTGATTTAAACGATGCTCTCCTAGTTATTAGTGGCGATATTGAAGCATCAGGACTGTCCACAGAGGACGCCATCAAGCAGAAAGAAGCGAATATGCTTTTGCTTGAATCTGGAACTGATGTGAACGGTAATAAAACAAGTGTGACTGCAGGATATATTTACAAACAATATGATGTGAACGGTGTGGAAGCATACAAAGACAGAGTACGCAAGGATATCCACGAAATCTCAATGGTTCCTGATCTTACTGATGACAATTTTTCCGGAGTGCAATCAGGAGAAGCGATGAAATATAAATTATTTGGATTTGAACAAATGACGGCAACAAAGCAAAGGCTATTCAAAAAGGGTCTTATGCGGCGTTATCGTCTTTTATTTAGCCTAAAATCAAGTATTTCTGAAATGGATAACTCCGATTTGAAAGGCTTACGTGTAATATTTACGCCTAATCTACCTAAAGCCATTCTGGAAGAGTTGAAATCTTTGGTTGATGCTGGAGCTGAACTCAGTCAAGAGACGATCTTAGGACTCGCTTCTTTTGTTCCAGATGTACAGGCAGAATTAAAACGAGTAAATAAAGAAACGCAAAAGCAGATTGGCATTTTTGATTCAGATGGTGAAGAAGTAATTAACAACAAAAAAGATGAAACAGGGGAGTGATTAAATGAACTCCCAAGAATATTGGATCAAACGGGAAAAGGAATGGCAAAAGCAACAAATTAAAGATGATAAAAAGCGCATGGCAGAAATTAAAAGTCGCATGCAATACGCACAAGATGCGATACAAAAAGAAATAGACGCGCAGTGGGACAGTTTCTCCAATGGTCAGAAAATCACTCGTAGCGAAGCGATGAAGCGTGCTAGTGAAATGGATGTCAAAGCATTCGCTCGCAAAGCAAAGAAGTATGTCGAAGAGAAAGATTTTTCTCCTACAGCAAACCAAGAGTTAAAGCTATACAATCTTACGATGCGTGTAAATAGATTAGAGCTCTTAAAAGCTAATATCGGGCTTGAATTGATTTCACTGTTTAATGAATTGGATAAGTACTTTTCGAATGAATTAACAAAAGCTGGTTTAGCTGAATTGAAGAGACAAGCCGGTATTTTAGAAATGACTATTACTTCAAGTGGATATGCAAAGCTGATAGAACTAGTAATAAACAGCTCCTTTTTGAGTGATGACGTGTCTTTTAGTGATCGCTTATGGATGTATCAATCTGAATTGAAATCAGAATTAGATAGGTTGTTACTGAGAAGTATAACGATGGGGAAAAATCCCAAGCAACTTGCATCTAAATTGGCAGAATATTTAACAGCTGAAGGACGAGAAAACACTAAGTTCAACACTCAACGTTTGATGGTGACTGAAACGACTAGAGTTCAGGTAGGAATCCAAGAACGAAGTTACAGAGATGCAGGCATTACCCAGTACATCTATATAGCAGAACCAACGGCGTGCAAACTATGTATACCGTTAAATAATCAAGTTTTTGATGTTGCCGATATGCAGCCAGGAAGTAACGCTCCTAACATGCATCCATTTTGTCGATGCAGTACAGCGCCATATATAGAACGAATAACAAGTCGTTAATACGAATTAACGGCTTTTTATTGTGCCTTCTTACAGCTTACAGGCGTTAAAGAGAAAGCTATTTTTCGGCTGACCGGCGTAACTGGTCAAATTTATCGGGTAGCGGCGTAACCGTGGAGGATTAATCATGAAAAAACGTTTATTTATGCCAATGAACTTACAATTTTTTTTTGAACCAGGAGATGGTGGATCTGGTGATGAGGGACAACAAGGAAACCTACCAGCTGGCTCACAAGAGACACCGACCGAAGCAAAAGAAGAAAACAATACTGGCAAAACATTTTCTCGTGATGAAGTAGCGAAAATGATCGCTGCTGAAACGAATAAAGCAAAAGCAGCGTGGGAAAAAGAACTAGAAGCAAAAAAAGAAGAAGCTAAAAAGCTGGCAAAAATGAATGCGGAAGAAAAACTACAGCATGAGTTGGAACAAAAAGAAGCTGAAATCGCTGAATTAAAGCGTGGACAGGCACTATCTGAAATGACGAAAGAAGCTTCTAAAATGCTAACAGATGCAAATTTACCACACGATGATGATTTACTTGGGCTGATTGTTTCTGATGATGCAGATGCCACAAAACAAGCTGTAGCAGTCATCGCTAACTTTGCTTCTTTGATTAAGAGAGAAAACGCAAGACAAACACCACCAAATGAAGGTGGACAATTTACAGCATCGAAAAATACTAAAGAAACAGTGGCTAAGCTAGCTGCTAAAAATCGAATTATCAAATAGGAGGAAAACTTAATGAAAAAGAAACAACTTTTACCAATGAACTTGCAAATGTTTGCTCAAACATGGGATCCAGATAATGTTATGGTATATGAAACGAAAGAGGGAAAAATTCCTGATAAATATAATACGCTCATTTTGAGTGAAGTTATGGAAAACTCTAAGATCATGCAGTTAGCAAAATACGAAGAAATGACTGACAAAGAAAAGAAATTTGAATACTTTGCAGAAGGACCAGGCGCATATTGGGTGGGTGAAGGTGAAAAAATTAAAACATCTAAACCTAAATGGATAGAAGCTACGATGACTGCAAAAAAACTCGGTGTCATTCTTCCGGTTTCTCGTGAATATTTAAATTATAAATTATCAGATTTCTTTGCTGAGATGCAGCCAAAAATTGCTGAAGCTTTCTATAAAAAATTTGATGCAGCTGCCTTATTAAATAAAGAAAATCCATTTCCTCAGTCACTAGACGAATCAGTTATTAGTGCGGGGAATGTGGTTGAAGGCGGATTGACTTATGATAATATCCTAGCCTTAGAAGACAAGTTAGCAGAAAATGAATTCGAACCTAATGCGTTTATTTCAAACCGAAAAAATCGTACAGAATTACGTTCTGCAGCTCAAACAGTCGGGTCAAATGTTGAGTTTATTTATGATCGCTCTGCTAATACAATTGACGGATTACCAGTAGTAGACCTTAAGTCTTTAGATAAAGGGACTCTTTACGCTGGAGACTTCAACTACATGTTTTATGGGATCCCATATAATATTTCATTTAAGATTTCTGAAGAAGCCCAATTGTCTACTTTAAATAATGAAGATGGAACCCCAGTTAACTTGTTTGAGCAAGAACTGATTGCTTTGCGTGCAACAATGGATGTTGGATTTATGATTGTAAAAGATGAAGCATTTGGGAAGATTTCCCCAAAAGCGTAACGCCTGCTACCGGTATTGTGCCAAATCAAAAGACATGGACCGGTAAAGTAGGCGATACTAAAACATTTACTATTTCAGCTGTGCCTGCAGATGCTAGCGATGCAGCTACTGTTGTTGCAGCTACTACAGCAACTTCAAGTGATGGAGCTATCGCAACAGTGACCAAAAATGAAAATGGTGGTTTTGATGGAACGATTGCAGCAGAAGGATCAGCAACATTCACATTTACTTCTGGAGAATTCACTACTTCAATCAATGTGACAGGTCAACCTGCTAGTTAGGAAGTAAAAATATGACGATTGCAGAGGATATTAAAAAACTTCTTAAAGGAACACTAGATGAAAAGCTTGAAGTTATTGAGCGAAGAACGAATGAGCGTATGAAAACCTTGTTAAATACGCAAGAAGTTCCTAAAGAATTTGAAACAGTTGTATATGAAGTATCGTTGAAAAGATTCAATAGAATTGGTCAAGAAGGTATGCAGTCATATTCTCAAGAAGGTTTATCTATGGCTTTTCCTGATTCGGATTTTTCAGAGTATCAAAATGAGATTGACGAATTTAAGCGTAAAGATCAGGAAGAGTTGTACAAGCCAAATCGAGGGAGGTTTAAATTTATATGAGATTTACAGATGAAATTATATTTGTTAAACGTTCATCTGACTCTAAATATGATCCAGATCTCGGTGAGTGGGTTGAAGGCAAACCAGAAAGAACAAGAACAGAGGCAAACGTGACGGATATTGGCACTGATAGAAGTGTGACTATTTTTGGTAGTGTGGAAGAAGGGGCGAAGGTCATTAGGACGCAGCCTCTTTTTTCTATCCCTACATTTGACTATATCGAGATTGAAGGAAAGACTTGGCAACAAAAAACAGCTAGAAATCCAGCATATAGAAATAGTTTAATTGTGCAAGAGGTGGTTCTTGATGAAGGCACAACTTGAATATAAAGGAATCGATCAGCTGATGCGACATCTGAAAAAAGCAGCAACGCTTAATGACGTTCAAAAAGTCGTGAAAAGTAATACTGCTGAAATGACTGAACGAATGCAAAAAGGTGCGCCAGTGGATACAGGTCACTTACGAAGATCAATAAACATGAATCTTTTAGAAGCTGGTTTAACTGGTATTGTAGGACCGACAGCAGACTATGCTCCTTATGTAGAACATGGAACTCGCTTTATGTCGGCACAGCCTTATGTTAGACCAGCTTTTAATTATCAAAAAGTCAAATTTATGGCTGAAATGAAAGCCTTGGTGAAATGATGATTAAGACAAGAGATCAGTCGATTTTTGATGAACTTTTTAAAATATCCCAAAACAAACTTGGATATAAAACATACGATTACAAAACTTTAGAGGATGTTGGTTATCCCTTTGTGGAATTTGAGAACACTCAGACCATCCATGAAGTAAATAAAACTGACATTAAAGGGTCCGTGATTGTGGTTTTATCCGTTTGGGGATTACAGAAGAAACGAAAGCAGGTGTCAAATATGGCATCTGCTCTTTTTAATGAAGCTAGATTGATAGAAGCCACAGAAGGCTATTATTGGGCTTTAAATTATCAAGCAAGTGGAATTCAAGTGATGGACGACACAACAACGAATACACCGCTAAAGCGGGCGGTTGTCACACTTGAATTTAGAATTAGATAGGAGGAAGAACATGGAAGCATTAAAAGGTATTGATGTCATTTTGCTTTATCGCTTATTGAAAAAAGAAACTCAGGAAGCTGCTTGGAAAATGGCATTTCAAACAGAACACGAAAATGGTTTATCAAGAGATTCAGACTCTACAGTGACAAAAGACGGAAACGTTCAAAGTTTAAGTCCAGTTGAATATGATTTTTCGGCTACTTCAATAGTTGCTAAAGGAGATTCTCATGTAGATGAAATGAAACAAGCCTTATTAAATGGCGATATCATTGAAATTTGGGAAATCAACAAAGCAGAACAGGGAACAGATGATAATGCAAATAAGTACAAAGCTACTTATTACCAAGCATATGTGTCTGAATTTACTCCATCGGCTGCTGCAGAGGATAACGTTGAATTAAGTTTATCATTTGCAGTAAATGGTGTTGGTCAAGATGGTTATGCAACCTTGACAGAAGATCAAGCCGATGTTGTTCAATATGCATTCAAAGATACCGTGAAAGCAACTTCGACAGGAGCATAAGAGGGCTTAGATGCTCTCTTTTTTATTTTAGGAGGATGAAAAACATTGAAATTAAAAATTAAAGGTAAAGAATATTCGTTTAAATTTGGCACTAAATTTGTACGTGAATTAGACAAAGTGATGCCTTTCATCGATGGAAATATGGAATTTGGAATGGGACTCTCAGCAAAAGTCTTACCGGAATTACGTTCTTATAATGTCAACACGTTGTCACGAGTTCTGGAAATAGCAAATAGAACTGAAGATGAATCTATTACATTAGATGAATTGGATGATTACATCGATGAAGTTAAAGACATTGAAAAATTGTTTGATAACGTCTTAAAAGAATTAGCAGAGTCAAATGCGGGAAAGTTAGCGGTCCGAAACCTGAATCAGAAATTGAAAGAAGCGGAAAAACAACAGGCGGAATAGATTCTGCGCTTGCATATGAACAAATTCTTATAAATTCCTTTCGATATTTGGGAATGACCAATATTTCAGATATCGAAAGAATGACTTTATATGAATACAACATTCGTATGACTGCAGCCCAGTTATCCTGGCTTGACAAAGAAAAGTTGATTCACGAATTAGCGTGGGCAAATCAGCAAGTCCAAGCGGAGAAAAAAGTAGGCAAAAAGACAGTTCCTGTATATCGATCCTTTGAAGAATTCTTTAATTATCAAAAAATCGAAGATTCAATCATGGGAGTTTCCGAACTTTCAAAACAAGATAAAAAATTCCAAAGCTTACTAACTAAAGCTAACTCTTGAGGAAAGGAGGAAAATCATGGAACAATTTTCTGTTGAAGCCTTATTAAAAGCCACAGATAGTGGATTTGTAAAGACTTTTAAAGATGCGCAAGATGCTGTTAAGACTTTTGAAGAGAAATCAAATAGTATGACAACCGCTGTAGGTAAAGTGATGCAAGGTACTGGTGCCGCAATGACAAAGTATATTACCACTCCTCTTATAGGAGTAGGCGTAGCAGCTGCTAAAGTTGGTGGCGACTTCGAAGAACAAATGAGTCGTGTAAAAGCTATATCAGGAGCAACAGGCGACACATTTGAACAGATGAAACAGCAAGCGATTGATCTAGGAGCAAAAACTGCTTTTAGCGCAAAAGAATCAGCTGCTGGAATGGAAACCTTAGCTTCTGCTGGATTTAGCGCACAAGAAATCATGAAAGCAATGCCGGGTCTTTTAGACTTAGCAGCTGTATCTGGAGGGGATGTGGCTCTAGCTTCTGAAAATACTGCTACTGCTTTGAGAGGATTTGGTTTAGAAGCAAGTGAAGCAGGACATGTCGCTGATGTATTTGCTCGTGCTGCTGCGGATACCAATGCTGAAGTTGGAGACATGGGAGAGGCATTGAAGTATGTTGCTCCTGTAGCCAATTCAATGGGTATTTCTTTGGAAGAAACTGCAGCAGCTATTGGTATTATGAGTGACGCAGGTATTAAGGGTTCTCAAGCAGGTACAACGTTGCGAGGAGCATTGTCTAGGTTAGCAAGGCCAACAAAGGCTATGCAAGATACAATGGATAATTTAGGTGTTTCGTTTTATGATGCTGACGGTAAAATGAAACCTTTAAAAACTCAAGTAGAATTACTTAAAAAAGCTTTTGAAGGCCTGACGCCTGAACAACAACAAAATGCTTTAGTAACACTATATGGGCAAGAATCATTATCAGGGATGATGGCTTTGATTGATAAAGGACCTGATTCATTGGGCAAATTAACAAAATCTCTGAAAGATTCTGATGGTGCAGCTGACGATATGGCTCGGACCATGCAAGATAATATGAATTCTTCCATCGAGCAAATGTTTGGAGCTTTTGAGTCAGCAGCTATTGTAATTCAAAAGATTCTAGCACCATCCATCAAAAAAGTAGCAGATGCCATATCCGGCTTAGTAGAAAAATTTGTAAGTGCTCCAGAATCAACTCAAAGATTAGTAGTAGCCATAGGAGCAATCGCTATTGCAATTGGGCCAGTATTGTATGCATTAGGAATGCTGGTTAAAGCGTTTCAAACCATGAAAGTGGGGTTAGGTGTATTAGGTAACGGAATCTCTTTGTTCAAGAAATTAGGTTCCGCCATAGGTTTTCTTACCAGTCCAGTCGGATTGGTTATAGCTGCGGTAGCACTACTTGTTGTAGGTTTCATCTATCTTTGGAATACGAGTGAAGATTTTAGAAACTTTTGGATTGGCTTATGGGAGGGAATCAAGTCTGCTGTAAGCTCGGCAGTAGAATGGATTCAGAATGCATGGAAATCTACAGGAGAATGGTTTAACAATTTATGGAAGTCCATTAAAGAAGGTGCAGACAATGTTTGGACTACAATTCAAGAAGCTCCTGGAAAAGCGGCAGATTGGATCAAGAATAAATGGACTGAAACAAAAGAATTCTTTTCGAGTATATGGGATGGCATCAAAGAAGCTGCTAGTTCCGCTTGGGAAGAAATTGTAAACATTCTAGCACCGTATGTTATTGCCATAAAAAATGTTTTTCAGCCAATGATTGATTTCTTTACGAACCTATGGTCTCAAATTGGATCAATCGCAGGCTCTGCATGGGAAATTATAAAAACTGTTGTAATGGGTCCAATTCTACTTTTGATTGATTTGATAACAGGTAATTTTAATCAGTTAAAAGAAGATGCTTCGATGCTGTGGACTACATTAACTACAAATATCCAAAACATTATCACAACGTTTGTAGATATAGTTATTGGTTATTACACATCCTTAAAGGATACTGTGATAAATATCTGGAATGTGTTAACTTCTACCATCAAAGATATGTGGAATTCTTTTACTACATGGATTAAAGAGACAACTAACAATATTGTAAATAGTATTAAACAGGGATGGAATAACCTAAAACAAGGGACAATCGATCTGTTTAATAATATGATTCAAGGAGCGAAAGATTTATGGAATTCTTTCAAAGCTTGGTTTATTAATCTAGTTATTGGAACTAAGGATAACATCATTCAGGGATGGGAAAACCTAAAACAAGGTACTATAGATACTTTCAACAATTTAGTAAATGGTGCTCAAGAGGCATGGGATAATTTAGTAAATGCTGTTAGTGATACGGTTGATAAGGTGAAGCGTTGGTTTAATAAAATTAAAGATATTAACCTTTGGGAAGCTGGTAAAGCAATCATGGACAGCTTATTTGATGGACTGAAAGAAAAATGGAAAAGAGTCCAAGATTTTGTTGGAGGTATTGGTGACTGGATTAGGGAACACAAAGGACCTATTCGATACGATAGAAAATTGTTAATCCCAGCTGGGCAAGCAATCATGAATGGACTAAACGCAGGTTTAACTAATGGCTTTGCCAGTGTCCAAAGCAATGTAGGAAACATGGCTAATATGATTGCAGATAGTTTTACTCGTACACCTAGTATTGATCTTTCAGAGAATTTAAAAAATGCAAATAGAAATTTCACAACACAAATAGAGCATAGTGTTAACTACGGCAAAAATAAACGTCCTGCAGTTTTCAATATTCGCATAGGAAATCAAGTGTTTGAAGCGTTTGTTGAGGATATTTCAAACATTCAAGGTAAAGAGGCGGATATTAATTTATTGTTCTAGAAAGTGAGGGAAATATGATGGAGTGGCATAATCCAATGTATGAATTCAGAGACACGATTAAAAACGACAGTCAGAAAACATGGATACCGACGTCTGCATTGAATTATGATGGGAAGTTTATCGAGAATTATATAAAAGGGTACCAGACTTTGTATGTGGAAGGTAGAGAAATGGTTTCTTTAGAGATTGAGAGTGAAGCGGTGAGCATAGGTGTTCGTATTAGTTCTCAAAGACTTCCAGAGAGGATTTTAACTATACATTTTAAATTAGAAGAAAAGAATCCTATTGAATTTCAACGAAGCTTTAATAAATTGATGAGGCTGCTTTACAGGGATAAAGATGTAGAAATTCACTTTAACGATGAGTTGGATATGTATTATTACGGAAGGTATCAGACCTGTGATAATATTCCAGGAAACGTTCATAGTGTAATATCTAGTTTCTCTATAATCTGTTCTGATCCCAGAAAATATACACGTATATTTGAAACAAACGGCATAGTCGCAGAATATCTTCCGTATGAAGTAGCTCCGATTTCAATTAGTTTAAAGGCTAATAATGATGGGAGCTTAAGAATTACAAATGGCCGTCAAAATATTAGTGTGACTAACTCAATGATAAAAAAAGGTGACTTTATCGAGATGGACATAGCTGAGGGAAAAGTTTTTGTAAATGGAGTGAATAAAACGAGAATTCTTGATCTTACTAGCTCCTTTAAAAACTTTATGGTTAGGACCGGTGATCTAGTTGAGTGTGATAACGGCACTCCCTTAATACGATATAGAGGAGTGTGGTTGTAATGGACAAAGATGTTTATTTTTTCGATGAAAGCCAAAAACTTATAAAAATAGTAGGGGAAGATAAACTTTTTTCTGTAGTTCAAGAAAAGGAAATCACACCAAGTAAAGATGAGTTAATTAATGATAAGTTAGCAGTTAGCATGGAGTTTGATGACGAAATTAAAGAATCAGCTTATATGGCGGTTCGTGAAAGTGAGTCGTCTTTTTCTATGTATAAAATTATCGGAATTGCTGATCCGGGTTCATTGTTGATATTTACTGGGATTAATTTTGGTCCTGATGAATTGGATGCTTATATCATTAATGATATTCGTCCGGCTAACGAGTTTTTTCAGAAAACCATCCAGAGAGTCATAGATTTTACATTAGGTGAGTGGCGAGTTGGTCATTTAGATTCAACACTGCCAGCAGTTTCTATGACTTTTTACTACTGTAGTATCCGCGAAGCCTTAAAAAATCTACAAACGTTAGGATGCGAGATTGTTTTTAGGTGCAATCTAAGTGGAGAAGGCATCACAGATAAATGGATAGAAGTTTACAAGCAGATTGGCGAATACAGTAATGAGCGATATGAGTACGGTGATAAAGCCTTGACAATTGAAAAAGAAGTGAATCGAAGTAACATCTATACTTCTCTAATCGGCCGCGGTCGTGGTGAAGAGGTTGGAGATGGTTATGGTCGTCGAATTGAGTTTGATCAAGTATACTGGTCCAAATCAAAAGGGGATCCGTTAAACAAGCCTACTGGCCAGATATATTTGGAAATCCCTGAGATGACTGAAAAATATGGTATTCCTACTAAAAACGGAAAACGTCGTAAGCGTGAGAAGGTAATTATATTCGAAGACTGCGAAGATCCTGTTGAACTAATTCAGCTTACCTATCAAGAATTGGTTAACTGTTCACGTCCGCTAGTTCAATTTAAAGCAACTATTTTCGGAGCAGATAGTTTAGGTAATATTATACGTATTCATCGTGATGACCGCGGCTATCATTACGAGACTAGAATTTTCAGTGTGAAGATTGATCGATTAACAGGAAAAGTCGAAACTGGCTTAGGTGATAATTTAAATACTTCATCAACACGTCAAGCTTCAAATACTCAAACTGCCATACAGACTCTTGATGAGAAGAAGATGACCTTTTATGAGTCCACCGAAGTTTCTAAATGGCAGTCGGATATCATTCGCGGAGCAAAGGGTGGATCAATTATCATGATGAATCCTTGGGATACTGGTAAAGGCGAAAGTCGTCAACCATATCAGATGGTTTGGATGAATGGGGATAGTATTGATACTTCTAACCATTTTCTTGTAGCTAATTCGGAAGGGATTGGTTTTATTGATGGGAAATTCAATGAGTCAAATTTCAAAACGGCATGGACGATTGATGGAAACTTCAATGCCAATTATATCCAATCTGGACGTATTAGAGCAGATATTTTTGAAACTTCATTTAACGCTGTGGGTGATCAGCTCAAGCTAGTAAAAGGAGCTTTGCAAATTGTGAACAGCAACAAAAAAATCATGGAGCTAACCAAAAAAGGGATGGAGTTCTGGAACACCAAAGAATCCATTGGCACAATTGGTACTACTGATTCTGCAGGTAATCCTTTTCCTGGCGCATCCACTCCTACACCGTTAGAAGATAATTCGTTAGTCATTCGAACAAACGGCGATGGAAAATATATTCTCATTTCACCAAAAGAAGGAAAAGGTTGGGTAATCCTTGGGAATGGAACTTCTATATTATTTGGAAGTTTAAATCTACAGGAAAAGCTAAATGCCTTTGGTGATGCGGAATTTATGAAAAACGTTAATATTCGCGGAAAACTAACAATTAACGGACAAGAAGTATTCCCTGGACAAGGCGGAAGTGGAAATAATGATGGCGGTAGTTGGAATGGCATGTATCCACCAGAGGTTACCAGTCAAGCAGACAAATTTGCTTGGGAATTATGGGTCATGCTTCTTTCTAGAGGGTATTCCAAAGCATCCATTGCTGGAATCCTTGGAAATGTTCAAGGAGAAGCCGGTGCTGCAATGAATCCAGATGTTGCACAAGTCGGCGGTTCAGCTTATGGAATCGTTCAATGGGATGGTTCAGCATATCCTTTGGTTCTTCCAGCAACATGGGATGGCAGGACTTATGTCCAGAACCTGATGAGAGCTGCAGGAATTACAGAAGATTATCGAACCATGTCAGCTCAAGGAAAGTTATTAGATTGGACGATGTATAACGGTCAATGGTTAGGAATTGTTCAACCGACAAGTGTTTCTGGATTTAAAGCAATGACGGATCCAGCAGCTGCTGCTTATACATTTGAACGAAATTATGAAAGACCAGCCACGACTCATCCAGAACGACAAGGATGGGCAGTTAATTGGTATAACAAATTTAGAGATCTTCAAGTCCCATCTGCTGGCAGTATTCTCAGTACAGCCAAAAGCTTGATGGGTTATTTCCATTATTCTCAACCATTGCGTTGGAATTTTGGCAGTGTCGAGAACCCTGATCGTAATGGATATGCTGACTGTTCTTCTTTTGTTTGGTTAGCTTTGACAAAAGCGGGATATAAAACCGCAACACGTGGGACTCTATGGTACACGGGTTCAATGGCTGCAGATGCAAGAGGAGCACGTCAGTATCTTACTGAAATATCCCCAAATGAAGCGAAAGCCGGAGATATCATCATTGTTAATTTAGGTGCAGGCGTTGGTAATGATGGCCATACCGCTATTTTAGCAGAGGATTGGAAGGGATATAGCACGTCTATTGTTGAAATGGGCGGTATGAATTCCAATGGTGTTGGTATCGGTCGCGTAGACTGGTCTTTCGGTTATTTGTTAAACGGTGGCGATGTTTGTTTCGCCAGAGCGAAGAAATAGAGGTGATTTTGTGATCGAAGAAAAAGGATTAAATCATTTGAAAAGTTTGTTGAATCAACCTATCGGAAATCATCAATGTTATGCATTATCTGCGGAATATTCCGGTGTGATGATTGGTCCTGACATGGGAGCTGGCACTAAATATGAGATTAAAGTACGTCATGGCAATGTATTTTCCGCTGCAGAAATTGGACGAGCCTATCCATGGTCATTGTATTTATGGACGGTTATCGCTCATCCTGAGTATGACCAGCTAGTTGTTGGTTCAATTATCAATTGGGAAAGAAACGCAAAAATCAGTGATACATTTGAAAGCCATGAATATTACGGCCACACAGGTGTAATCAAAGGTCTAGAAAATGGGCGTATTCAAACCTATGAACAAAATGCAGAATCAGGTGGAATTGTGGCGGAATATGATCGTGAATTCTTCGGATCTGGTCAGATAGCCTCTATTTGTATCCCACCTGATTTTGAGAAAGGAGTGGTAATTAATGGCAAAGTGGAACGTAGTACTCAGCACAACTGAACCTTATAATTATGTCGGTATGATCCAGGTACGACAAGGCAATAAGAATTCAGAAACTATGGAAGCAACTATTACTGAAAATGGAATGCCATATGATTTAACTAGTTGTAAAGTCTATTTTGAATCAGTTGTCGGAGACAAATATCCAGTTCAATTAGGTACTAAAGTTATCGATGCAAAAAAAGGAAAAATTCAGTACACATTTGATCAGTATTCGATGCAATGCCTACATCGCCAAATAGCAGATTTCATCATTTATAAAGAGGATGAGTTAATTGCTACGACGCAAGACTTCTCCTATTTTGTTATTAAAGCCGTCTCAAAAACAGAGGGCGAAATGGGATCGTATTGGCAGACAGTCGAAGATTTAATTGCGGATATGACAGCTTTTATCAATGAAAACAAAGGCGACTTCACAGATTGGATGAATGCACGTAAAAAGGAATTTGAACAATGGCGTCAAGACCAACAAAATACATTTGAAGCATGGAGAGACGGACAAGAAACCGATTATTTGAACTGGTTTGAATCAATCAAAGATATTTTGAAGTCTATCGATCCAGGTGGAGTAATGTTAGCCGAATTAATGGATGCGCGTGTAGATCTTCAAGGTGTACGCCATGAGTCGATTTCTGAACGTTTCCTAGCCGATCTAAACTATTTGTATCAAAAAATGAAAGCAGCACTTTTCACGATTGAATACGGTGAAATTGAAGTGACTGACATTTTACAGGATGATCTTTTTTCAGATAATCACGAAGTCGAAAAGATCGGAACAGTAGAATTTCCAATTGAAGAAGGAGCTTTGATTATTGCAACCGTAGATGATCCAAAACAGAATGTTTTCACTCTTGAGAAAGTAGGGGGGATCTAATGGCTAAAACAAAACGCATGATGGAAACGGATGAAAAAACGGGCGTACAACGACAGTTTTTCCCAATCACTCATGTTTCTGCAGTTCTTGGGTTAGAGGAATTTATGGCTGGTGATGCAAAAGTTCTATCTGTCAATGGGAAAATTGGCGCTGTTGTTATTACTAAAGAAGATCTAGGATTAGGAAATGCTATCACAGAATTGCCCTATGCAAGTGAAGAGAATGACGGAATTATCACTGCAGAAATGTATCAAAAAATTTTAAACAGTGGAGAAGGTGACTATGTGTTGCCAATTGCCACTGTCGACCGTTTGGGTGGCATAAAAATTGGTGAATTATTGACGATTGATGAGACAGGAAAAGTCTCTGCAGTCAGACAATCTGATGTTAATTTCTCACTAGAGTTAAAAGAAAAGCTCGATTCACTGAAAAATTACACTGCAGGAGAAAATATCACTATTGATGAAGATGGAAAAATAAATGCAGATGTGACTGGTTTTTACGTTTTACCCACTGCCTCCGAATTTGTAAAAGGTGGTATTCGCGTTGGCGAAGGATTAACGATGACTGATGATGTTTTGTCTGCTGATAAGCAATTCAACTATACTGCCGGAGCTAATATCAGTATTTCAAATACAGGAGTAATCTCTGCAACTGGTGGTGGAGAAGGTGGCGGTGTCACTCAAGAATATGTTGACCAAAAAATGAGTGAAGCTTACCAAAATGCACAAGCTTATACAGATTCAAAAATACCAAGTGTGTCGTTTGAAAAAGTAGGGGAGGTATAGAGAAATGACAGATATTGTAAAAGTAAAACAGAATGATGTTCAGGTTTACCCCCAAACTCATTGGGATGCTGTTGAGGGGAAGCCGGAAACTATTAAGGGAGATAAAGGAGATCCTGGACAGGCTGCCACAATTACTGTAGGGACAGTAACGAGTGGTACAACAGCTAGTGTCACAAATGCTGGTACTGCAAGTGCAGCGAAGTTTAATTTTGTATTGCCTAAAGGGGATAAAGGAGACAAGGGAGATCCTGGAACAAATGCAACAACGACAGCTGTGGCTACAACTACAGCTAATGGTTTGATGTCCAAGGAAGATAAAGCTAAACTCGATGGATTAGCAAATATTACATTTGAGAAAGTGGGGACCGTATAATGCCAGATATTGTTCAATTAAAAGAAGACGGAGTTGCTAAGTATCTCAAGACACATGCAGATGCCATAGACGGTGTAGATGGAAAATTAGTTAAAGCTACGGGGAATGAAACTATTTTGGGTACTAAAAACTTTCAAGATGGTATTCAAATTGCAGGTCAATCTGTAGCAATTGCTGCCGCAACGACATACGAAAGGATCATTGATTATTGGGATGGAACTGGTGTGTATCTAAGCGAAAACCAATCCGTTACTATACCTAACATCGAAACAGTAGACGAAATTGTATTCACGTTGTCTCGTTATAATGCTAATTATAGCGGAATAATCTATTCATTTCCTGTTACACCCAATATTACAAAATTGAAGTATGACATGATGGGAGTAGCGTGGGAAGGTTCCGCTTCTGGCAACTCGACTATTGGTGTAAAACGTATTTCCTTATCAAAATCAGGAACATCTTTGATTATTACAGGGGATCCAATCAATACAATGAATGATGCAAATAAAAAATTTGTTTTTCGTGAAATTGGCGTAAGACGTCGCAAATAATAAAAAGGAGGATTATAAAATGAAATTAATTTATAAGGTACTTTATCCATTAGGATATGAAGAACACGAAGTAGAAGAGGGGTTTCCAACAACTTTACCATTTGTTGAGATTAAACCTTTAGAAAGTTTGAGCGATTCTCAATCCCAGTTTTTCAATTTTACTGAAAATAAATGGGAAGAAGCAGTTACACAAGATTATTCTAAAAAATTGGAACTACTAGAAAATTTATCTACAGGTTTACAAGTAGATAATGAAGCTTTAAAAAAAGCAAATGAAGAGCTTGCTTCAAAAGCGGAATCACTAGCACAAATCAATTCTAAAACCATGCTGACATCCCTTCAAAACACAAAAGACATTGCTACTATCAAAGAACAACTTGAAGGGGGAGAATAATATGTATTCTTATGATGATATCAAGATGATGTATGATTGGAATTGCTTTACTGCTGACCAAGTGAAACAATTTATTCCTTTATGCATCACGCAAGAAGAAGCTGACAAAATTATTGATAAAGAGAGTTAGCGCGTACTCAAACGAGTGCGCTTTTTTATGGCTAAAAATAGAAAGTGAAGGGTGGAAACATGGTGATCATTGATAATTTAGTTTTGTTATCAGAGTTTAAAAATCTAGTAAGCAACGTTTATATTCAAATTTTTGTTTGGATTGTCATTGCGGATATCATTACAGGAGTTTGTAAGGGACTTGCTGGAAAAGAAACAAATAGTACTAAAGGACTGATGGGGGTAGTAAAGCATTTGCTGGTCGTGGCGCTTGTGCTGATTGCGTATCCCTATCTTAAAATCATGAACTTTGAAGGAGTCGCAACAGCTTTTGTGCTTTCATACATTGCTGTTTATGGAATCTCGGTGATCGAGAATTTAGGTCAATTAGGGATCCCAATTCCAGATTTTGTGAAAGATCGATTCAGCAAATTAAAAGATTCATCTGAAGAACAAGGAAAAGACAAAAATAATACTTTAGGAGGAAAAAAATAATGGTCAATATTATCAATAATTCAGTATGTCGTGGTGTAGCAGGTAGACGTGTAGGAGACGTGAAGGGTGTAGTCATCCATAATACTTGGACAAACACGACTGCAGAACAAGAAATGAATCGTTTAGCAGGAATGACAGATAAACAGTTAGAAGCAGGATTTGCTCATTATTACTGTGATGAAAACACGATTATTCGCACAGAAGATACTTATAATCGTGCTTGGCATGTCGCTAATTCTGATGGTAATAATAGCTATATCGGATATGAAGTGCGTGGAAATCGTGAAACACCAAAAGCAGTTTTCCTACAAGCAGAACAAAATGCTTTCTGGCAAGCAGCAGAAGATCTTCGTTTTTACGGATTGCCAGTCAACCGAGATACAGTCAAATGCCATCATCAATTTTCAGCAACTGAATGCCCTAAGCGTTCACTGATGGAACATTGTGGCTATGATTCTACGTTAGCAGTTCCTGCAGCCATCACTGTTCAAATGCAAGATTACTTTATTTCACAAATCAAGAAATACCATGATAATTCCGCATTGAAACCTGATGGCAGTACAGAAGATCAAAATCATGACGATAAAGTATCAGCAAGCACGCCAACGCATCAGGGAAATGCTTATGGCAAACTAGATATTTTCAAAAAGGTAACAGATAAAACAGTTCGTGTAGCTGGTTGGTTGGTTCCTGATAAACCACAAGGTGCAATTGGAACTTATGCTTACGTACTTGTGATGGAACATGGGACACCTAAAGAATTAACACGTATCCAATCTCAAGGGATTGCTCGGCCAGATGTCAAAAAGGCATACGGCTATCAAGGTGGCGATGCGCTAGGTTTTGATGTTACTTTTGATTCTAGTTGGATGAAAGGGAAGAAGATTGATATCATTTTGCGCCGATGCAATCAGTCAAACGGTGAAGGCGCAGTAAATGACGTGCGGATTTCTGATATTTATTTGACGCTATAATTAGCCCCTCACATGAGGGGATACATACAAGTATTTAAAAAATAACTTAAAAGTTATCTTTAAGTAACGCTTAAAGCTATGTTATACTCTATTGGGAAATATAATAAGGAGTATAAAAATGAACAAACATAATAGAAAAATAATGTACAATAAAGAACTGATCGTGATGCTATTAGGGATTTGGGTTGTCTTTTTGCTCTTTAATATGTATATGCCGACTATTAGAGCAGATGATTTAGCTTACGCAAGTAGATTAGATAAACTTGGCTATTTGGGTGCTTCGATAGAACATTACAAAACATGGAGTTCAAGAATTATTGTGGAACTATTCTTAATGTTTTTTTCTAAACACTTTATGCTATGGAAAATATTAAATTCTACGATTATGTTAGGGACTGTAGTATTACTCTGCAAATATGTTTTTGAGAAAACAAATGTTAAAAATTTGTTATTAGTTTGTTCTATATACTGTTTAATACCATTAACAGTAATGGGGGAAACGGGTTGGAGAGCAACTACATTAAACTATCAGTGGCCAGTAGCGTTTAGTTTACTAGCCTTTTATCCGTTTTTCCAACTTTTAAGAGGGGGAGAAATAACTAGAA